ATCCCAGCCGAGACCCTCAGCCTCATCGAGGGCATCGCCAAAGACTGTGCAGACAAGATGCAAACCGAGGGTGGTGAGATTGACCAAGACGCACTCATGAAGATGATGGGGAGTATGCTTGGGGGTATGGGTAAAAAATAAACCTCGGACTATACTAAATGAAGGCTTGGTTTGACGATCCTCAGCAACTCGTTCGGACTGACCGAGTTTCTCAGTTCTGGCCCAATAATGATCAAACTCCAGAAGACAGAATTAACGCAGCCTCGCGTTTTGTGATCTACGCGTCGTGTCTCATTTACCTCATTCGTCGTGATCCAAGAATATTTGTTCTCGGCGCAACTGTTCTCGGTGTTCTTTATATTCTCTACAAGTCAAAGATGGTGAAGGAAACCTATGGGATGGCGTCGAGTGGTCGCATCAACGGCTGCCAAATGCCAACCCAAGACAACCCAATGGGTAATGTGCTCATTACGGACTACACGGATGCCCCAAACCGTCTTGAAGCGTGCTACTATCCAACTGTGAAGCCATTTGTCAAGAGTTACCTCGATGACCGCATCCCCTACGATGCTGGACGTTCTCGTTCCGCTCTCCCCAGGTACCAGCGCAATGCCGCGGCTCGTCAATTTGTGACCGCCCCAGTTTCAAATATCCCAGGCGACCAAACTGGATTTGCCGAGTGGCTGTATGGACCCAAAAACGGTCGTACTTGTAGATCGCATCCAGAGATGTGCGACCCAAATGCTCGCGGTGTTCAACTCGAAGCGTTTGCGGGTCTCGATCCAGCGGGTGATAGCCGAGTTTCTCATCGGGGTCATGGATTTGCCCCAGCTTAGATTATAAATATTCTTATGTAATAATAAATGGCATACCAACTTCAGCCTGGTCTTGCGATCGTTCAGAATTCGGGTGCTCTCCCACCAGTGAAAGCGACGGAAGAAGTCTTCGTGTACCCTCAGCCCAGTTCCATTAACTGTGGCGGGTGCCGCCCAAATACCATGCTCTATGGCACAGCGCCATACATGGGGGGTAAGGGTTCTCCAGCGCAGTACATTGATGTGAGTGATCAACTTCGTCCACAATCCACCACTCGTTTTGGTAGAGTTATCGTTCCAACCTACGAGCGTAACCTCTTCCCACTCACAAATATGGAGTGTAAAGTGCCTCTTCGTACTATGAGCTATGAGCCAACCAGTACCCGCGCGGAACTCCAGAACGGCCTCTTCCAACAAAGATACGCTAATAAAAATGTTACTAGAAAATAAGAATGGCCGATCCCATTTCACTCGCAGCTGTCGCTGGTCTCATCTTTGCCGGCCGAGCTCTGAGTAATAAGTCTGAACCAGAACCAATTGTTGAACAAGTTACTCAGGTGCCTCAACCACTCGTTGATGACGGAGTTCCAGACTTTGAAGAAAGAGAGTTTGAGCCACGTGTTGAAGTGGCTTCTAAGACGGAAATGGCAAGTTTTGCCGACATCGGTCGCCAGCAGAGGAGTGGTGGCCAAGAGATCCTCAATATGAGAAATCGTATGTATGACACGGGTCGTATGAACAACCTCTCCCCAATTGAGAAGCAGATGGTTGGTCCAGGCCTCGGTGTTGGTGCCGATACCCCAGCTCAAGGTGGTTTCCAACAAATGTTCCGCGTGAACCCCATCAACGTTGGTGAGTACCGTCTCACAACACTTCCAGGCCGCTCGGGTCCAGCCGCTGATACCACGGGTGGTCGAGCAGCTGTCGTTGGTCAATTGACCCACAATAAACCAGAGACCACCGCGTACCTCCCCTCTCGTCTCCCCACAATGGCAGGGCGTGCGCAGGGTATGTCCGGCGCTATTCCACGGGCGAGCCACCAAAAGACTATGCGAACCACGAACCGTTCCGAGACTGGTCAGCGCACCGATGGCCTTGGTTACAATGGCGCGAAGCGTTTTGTTCCAGCCCAGACGATGCCACAGGATCCAACTCGTTTCAAGAGTGATCGCAATGATACGCAGTTCGCGCACTACAGTCACGCGGCTCCAGGTATCACCAACTTTAGCGGTGCCTATGCCACGAGTGCGGCTGCCCAAATTACCACGAAGAATAACGAGGAATTGATGAAGTATGGTTTCCGTCCAGAGGATCGCAGAGGTAAGGCGAACCGTATGGGTAACCCAGGCCGCATGAATGTGCGAGAGTCTGCCCTCAAACAGGGTGGCGCTCTCACAGCGGTTCGCGCGGACAGTACCCGTATTGATGGACGCACTGGTCCAGCGAATGGTGGATGGACCCAAAACTACCAACAAAAGCCCTTCCACCAATTCAATGCGTACAAGGGCAACGAAAACCCCAACTCACGAAGCTTGGACATCGCGAAGAGACAACTCCAGAACAATCCATTGGCGCACCACATTTATTAGGTACGTGTGGACAATTATAGACAAAAACAATCATTAAAATATTGTGCCTATATTTTAATGAAGGTTCATACCCTTGACATAGACTCGAGTGAGAGACACACGAATGTCTACCCCTACGCGAATAACTATGTCGTGACCCTAAAAGAGCCAATTTATGATGTCACCCAAATCACATTGGTCTCGGCTCGCATCCCAACACCCCAGTTAACGACGTGTGCTACGAATAAAACCTTCCGCATCCACGATTCGGGGGCACCAAATGATCTCATTGAAGTTACCCTCGACGAAACAAACTATACGAGTGGTACGGTACTTGCGTCTGACTTGGATACAAAGATGCAGCCACCTCTCACCTGTGTGGACTCTGTTGTTTTTGATACAGACACAGATGCGCTCACATTTTCAAATACACAATCAAGTAATACATTCTCTTTTCAATTCTTTGATGGCACGAATGGATACACCAGTAGTACACCCACGACGACACCACACCAAGTCTTGGGTTTCTCTTCCCAAAATACAGTCGTGGGCTACAGTGTTACTTCTGGGTCCATCAACCTCTCGGGTCCAAACTCACTCGTCATACGGGTATCGGTGGGGTCTGAAGAATTTACAAAGACTGTGTACGCGACGACCCCCTACTATACAGGACACATTCTCCTGAATGGTACAGATGTCGTGAATTACAGCCACGCAGATGATCCATTGACTCACGAATTCTACAAGGGACCACAAAAGTTTATTCGGGACTTACAAATTGAATTCTTCTACATGAGCCACGGACGCCTCATTCCATATGACTTTAGAGGTCAGGATCATGTATTGAAATTTGAAATTACAGGTTCTACTGACAAGTTGGAGGGCCTACCAAAGGTTCCCCTGGATGTCGTCAGGAAGGAGTTACCGCCACCAATAAGTATCCCCGAAGTTCTGGTGGATTCTTATAGATGGAAAGAGTATCTCTCCATTGGAGTGATCGTATTCATTGGAATGGTTCTCCTGGTTGTCATGCGCCGACGCCCAAAACTTAGCGAGTAATCGCGAAGACTGGTTGCGCTGGCTTGGAGACACGGGTGGAGATGCTGGACACGACCATGTAGACCGCGATGGACAACAAAGTGGTGAGGATCGCGGTGAGGGTGTACTGGGTACCACCGTTCTTTGGCACCTTGATCAATTGTTGGATGACCCAACGGACCAAGTCCATCCAGCTCATCGCCGCCGCGAAGCTGAAGCCCGCAACGATGGAGTTGAGGGACTGGGTTTCCAATTCTTGGGTAACGAGGTTGACCGTCTTGAGGGCTTGAGCAGTCATGTCAGCCATGGTGAGAGTTTTATACTATTGACACAGAAAATTTTATTCTGGGAGAAGCTCCTCCCTCTGGACAATCTTTTTATATTTTTGTTTCCTGACAATTGAGGATTTTGCGAAGATTTGTTCCTCCTCATCTTCAGAATCTCCATCGGTACTACTATCATCGTCTCCTGTAGCTTTGAATGACTTATATTCAGAAATCGTCCAACCCTCCGGATCCGATGTACTCATTACTATTAATGGCATTTTTTAACATCTCTTCTACCGGACTTTGTGGCACCCACTGTTCCCAGCGATCGTAGGCCTCATTCATTTGCCTGAAGGTTGCATCATCCCCTGTGTAGCGTTCAAATGGTGGACAGTCTTCTGGAGGGACTTCCTCGAGTTCCTCTTCATCGGAGGATTCCTCATCATAAATCTCTGGAAAGAGGGAGCCGATGTTCTGACCAACTGTGTGCATCACACAATACTTGATTGCGTATTCCATATCTTCTGGGAGTACAGTGTTACGTCCACAGGCTTTGGAATATTCAGCCGCCATGACCATACTCTTCTCGAGGACGGGGAGGAGGATCCCTATGAGAGCTTGTTGTTGCGACGCCTCGTAGTCCCCCGAAGATTCACCGAAACCGGTTTTCATCATCCTTTAATATTTCAAATCAAAAAGAGTTTGGGCAGTTCCCTCACTTACACGGAGGATGTTGTGACTGAGGGCGTATACCCTGACTTGTCTTGCGTAATCGGTACAAGGTGTCAGACTTAGGTTGAGTATCTGCTCTTTTACGAGACTGAAATTGATTTGGCCTGTGGGATACCACTTTTCTGGTTCGAGGGCAAAACTATAGGAGTAAAACCGCCGTATGAGCTGTGTTTTGGAGTGGTGAATGGCAGCCTGAACCGCTTTGAGAAATATGACATTCCCAGTTTCCTGTGTGATGATGGGCTGTCCATCGAGGTCAAGTGTGAGATAATCCAGGTTTTCGTAAAGAATGTATTTGTCCCCAGTTTGTTCCAATGTATTGTCGTAGTCAAATGGTGTCACGTATTCACCTTCCCCAGTTCCAGTGCTCCCACGCCGTTGAATAACAAAGTAGAGCTCTCGCACCGGATTGTAAAAATCCAATTTGAATTCGGCCGTCTGTACAGCTTGTGCGACATCAAATACATTCTGTTGAACTTGTGTGATCACGTAGTCTCTCTTTTCATTTTCAACTTTGAGCCTCTCACAGGGGTCGAGGAAAACAACTTCAGCACACAATTGAAACTCCAACAACTTAAGAACTTCCGTAAAGCTTGGTCTGGATCCGTCAACTTTGGCGATAACATCCTCATAGTCCCGTAGTTTTACTTCAATTTCAACTTCCTGTTGTTTGATGGCACAGAGGGGTACGGCCAGTTCTGGGTTATTATAAAAGTAGAATGGCAAATCCACAAAACATTCTTGAACATCAAATGACGCCCCGAGATGGCAAAGTATCTCCTTGTCAGAAACTCGCGCCGAAATAGCCCGCTCGGGATACTTTCCAATGAGTTGATCGAGTGCTCTCTGTTTTGTTTGTGTCACGGAGTGTTCTGAATATATCTGAAGATAGTCACTGGGTAATCTCTGAATGATTTTACCACCCACAATGAGATCTACGTATTCAATGAGTGCGTGTCCCACTGAATCTATATATCCCCAAGTGGCTGTTTGAATTTCTGGAAGTTTCATCTTCAAACTGAGTGTCAAGAGGAGATCTCCGGTATTTTGGGCAACCTTAAAGTTTGCTTTGCCACCAAACTCAACCGCCGTCTCTGGGTCTATATTTACATATTCTCTCGCAAAGTTTGAATGCTTCTTGAAACTCTGCAAAAAGTATGTGTAGTCTGGATCCGTGGTGAAAAACCTGTCTTGAGCACCAGATGCCAAGAGTTGAACACGACCAGCCATTACTATTATAACCATCTAAAATTTTAAACCAGCTAATCCACTTTCAACACGAAGTATGTTGTAATTTACAGCGTACACTCTGGTGTTATTGTCATTCACATCATCAATTGGATCTATTTGAATTGTGAGAAGTTTGTGGAAGATGCGGCTCATATTTACTTGACCAGTTGGATAATACACTTCCGGTTTGAGGGCAAAACTATACATACCAAACTCTGATTGCTGTTCGGGCGGACTAATGTGATGCTTCAGAGCTTGTTCGTACACGAGGAAGATGCGACCTCTATCAAACACAGTGGTATTATTGAATTGAAGCTTTACATTTGTAAGTCCATTGTATCTATTTGGAAGGTTTGCCGCCACCGCCGCCTCAGACTGTGAGACAAAGAACAGTTCCCTCACTGGGTGTGAAAAGTTGAGCATTACAGACTTTGTATTTTCACCAGCCTTCATCACAAACTTTGACATTTGTACTTGGGTCACAACATAATCCAGTGGTCTGGACATCATATAATTTCTCTCATCGTCGGTGAGGAATACAAATTCGGTATCAAGTGAAAACTTCTTGAGGGTCGCCGTGGCATTTTCTGGATTGGTACCAGTCACAAGT